TCAGATTTAAAGCCAGAGAAAGATATTCTTTTGGAGTATCTGACTGGAGAGGTTGGTTCGGAAACCCAGGTGGTTAAACACCATTAACTTTAGGGAGGGTAGTAAAATACTCTCCCTACTATAAGGATAAAATATGACAACAAATATTAAATCAAAGTCAAGAGCAGGGTCAGGAGTAATAGTAGCTACAAGTGCTACATCAAGAATTATAGCTGTAAATGCGTATTCAGCAGTTGCAGGTACTATTGATATTACAGATAAAAATGGTAGTGTTATTAAATTTCAAGTTCCTGCTAGTGGACAAATAGATACGTACATTGGAGAATTAGGAGTAAAATGTGATGCAACAATTAGTGTATCAGCTCCTGATACAGGTTTAATAACTATCTTTTTAGGATAGGTCATGTCGACTTATTCTTTTTTAACAACAGATTTAATCAATACTACGGAAAATGATTCTACAGAGTTTGCAGACCAGATTCCTTATTTTATTGAAAAAGCAGAAATACGTTTAACAAAAGACTTAGATGATTTTGGATTAGACGTTTTTACAACTATTACATTATCAGCAAGCAATCCTACAGTATCACTTCCTTCAGGCACTAGAGTTGTTAGAAATGTAAATTATACAACTAGTGCTTCTACTACAGGTGTCTCAGCAGGAGTTAAAGTTAATCTATTACAAAGAACATATGAATATGCAATAGATTATTTTCCTTATGCTAGTGCATCTACAGGAGTTCCTCGATACTATTCAAGAAAAAATAATACATCTATTTATATTGTACCAACTCCCACTTCTACATTATCAGGAGAGATACAAACTGTATCACGTCCTGCAGCTTTAACTTCAGCTAATCCCACCAATTATTTTAGTGAGTTTTGTTATGATGCATTATTTTATTCATGCATGATTGAAGCTAGTGTATTTATGAAAAATTTTGAAAACATGACATTGTTTGAAACACGATATAAAAATGCTATTGATGGTTTACGTAATCAAGCAAGAAGAACAAGACAAGATGATATGCAAAGTGCAAATAGTCCTACAGGTGGACCTAATACTTTAATACAGGGGTCAAACTAATGAAACAGAAAGCTTTAGAACAAGCTCTAGCAGTAATAAAATTATATGTTAAAAATAATCCTAATATAAAATTAGGAAAAGTTTCAGACGTTTTAAAAGAATTAAAAGAATATCCTGAATCTACATTACGTAGTATTATTAGAGATTTTAAACCAAAACCAGAAATAGTTACAAGAAAAAAAATTGTTTCACCATCAAATACACCTCCTCCAAAGTTAACGGTAGTTCCTACAAAAAAGAAAAAACGTGGAGGTATTATAGGAGGGAATGAACTTGTATCTTCCCTATATGATAAGGTATAATATGGTTATGTTAAGAACAAATATATCACAACAAATTACTAAACCAGGTAATAAAAAAAATAAAAAGAACAAGAAGACTGGGATGCAATATCAACTTTATGGAGGTAAGGTATCCAATGACGGAAATAAATTTATTCAATCGTTCTATGATAAAGGAGGAAACTAATGGGACCAAGAACTAATTTACATCCTAACCCAAAGCTTTCTGAGATTACAGGAAAACCAACAGGTCAAGGATACGGAGCTGCTAGAAAGGGACCTGACGTTCATGGTCCGATTCAAGATGCAGTTGTTAATGAAGAATATCAACAACCAAAAGATTTTGCTACAGAGTTAAAACCTGTACCAAACATATTTGTAAAATAAGGGGGAATACAAATGAAAGTAAGATTAGGAAAAATTCTAAAAGGAATTATAAAACAAGGAGAAGCTAATAAAGCTTTATCAGGTGCTATTAAAGGTAGAAATGTTACTTCAACAGCCATAAAGAATAGTGCAGCTAACTTAACACCTGCTAAAAAAGAATTAGTTGATAAATATTTACAGACTAAACAAGCTAAAACTTTAATAGGTAAAATAGATAAAGAAGCTGCAGCTAAAGTTACTGAAAAAGGAACTGGAGCAGGTTCTAAAAACATTAGAGGAACAATAACAACAGGACCTAGAGGTATGGGTGCTGCAATTAAAAATGCTTTTGCAGCAGGGAAAAAAGACCCTAGAGCAGTTATAACACATATTGAAAAAAATTCATCTGTGAAAGTTAATACAGATACTATTTCTAAATTTTTAGAAAAAGCAGTTGACCCAGAAAAGAAAGCTGTAGCTGCAAAAATGTTAAACATTGCTAAAAAACCTTCAGGTAAAAAAGCTGTAGGACAAACTATTAAACAAGAAAAATTAAAAAGTCCTCTTAAACCAAAAAAGATAAAAAGTAAAGCTCAAGGTGGATTAATCAATAGACGTTATGGTGGAATGATTGGAAATAAATCTTCTGGTCATAACGGTAATGATTTAGTTGCTTCAGGTTATACTAAAATTGCCTAGGAAAAAAAAGAAAAAAGGTAAAGGAATGCAAGGCATGACCATTGGTGGTGGGGATAAACGTCCCACTAAACAAGGTGCAGGTCTAACTAAAAAAGGTGTTCAAAAATATAGAAGACAAAACCCTGGAAGTAAATTACAAACTGCTGTAACAGAAAAGAAACCTACAGGTAAAAGAGCAGCAAGAAGAAAAAGTTTTTGTGCTAGGTCTGCAGGACAAATGAAAAAGTTTCCTAAAGCAGCTAAAAATCCTAACTCCAGGTTACGACAAGCCAGACGAAGATGGAGGTGTTGATTGGCATATTTAATATCTAACATACCACATTTTAAATGTTGGATTAGAAAAGAATTTACTCACAATCATGAAGAATATCATGGTGAATTTTTACATGGTTTAGCAATAGCTGTGAATACAATTCCTGATAGATGTTTATCTTTTCAAGTTATATTTACTGGTATTGACGAAGAAGAAAATGTACATGGTGGAGCTATGTGGGCTAGAATGCCCATTACAGCTTTAGTAGCTGATGAAAATTTAAAAGATGTTCCTGAAAGAATGGAAACACATTTAGCTCAACCTTGGGATTGTTCTTCTCGAAATCATTCAATTATTTTTATGGATAGAATTAGCTCAAGTCCTTGGTATTGTAAAATAGGTGGAGACTTTTATAAAGGTCGTTACATGTTTACAGTAGACTACACAGATAGCCACATATCCGATGACTCAGCTCAACACAAACAAAGTCATGTATTACAATTAACAGATGCAGGAAAATGGACAGGTAATATTATAGCATTACCAAATAACAGGGTGAGAGTAACTAATCCTGCATTATGGGAAGCAGGTGATGGTCCCCCTGATTTTAGACCAAGCCAGTATACTCATGCAGCAGAAATACATGATAGTTACACAGACCCTAATATAACTTTTAACAATCTTTACAAGGAGAAATAATAATGGTAGGTATGAAGAAAAAATATGCATCAAGAGGTGGAGCTTTAAGAAGAGCAGGTGGAGGTATGATGAAGAAAAAATATGCTTCTAAAGGTGGAGCTTTACGTAGAAAACGTGGTGGTACTATTAGACGTAAAACTGGTGGTAGAACTAGATAATGGGTAAACTTTGTCCAAAAGGTAAAGCAGCAGCAAAAAGAAAATTTGATGTATATCCATCAGCTTATGCTAATATGTATGCATCTGCAGTTTGCTCTGGTAAAATAAAACCTGGAGGAAAAAAGAAAACTACAAAGAAGAAAAAGAAAAAAACTGTTAGAGCTAAGACTGGTGGTGGACTTAGAAAGTGGGTAGGAGAAAAATGGGTTGATATTGGAGCTCCTAAAAAAGGAGGGAAGTTTCAACCCTGTGGTAGAAAAAATGCAAAAACTTCTAAACGTAAATATCCTAAATGTGTTCCATTAGCTAAAGCAAAAAGAATGACAGCATCACAACGTAGTTCGGCAGTCAAAAGAAAAAGAAGTAAAGCACAAGGAGTAGGAGGAAAACCTACATTTGTGTCAACGTTTAAAAAAGGAAAAAAGAAAGCATGACAATAACACCTGAGTTAATTACTACTATCCATAATATATCTTGGTTTGATGGTATACTATATGTTATACTTGGGTTAGGAGTTTATGCAATATATAGACTAATAAAAAAGAAAATATAATTCGTTTGACTCTATGAGTTGGAAGTAGGATAACCGAAGAAACGCACTAACTTTAATTAGGAGGTGTTATGGATAATCAAACATTATTTATATTTAAAAAACAACAACAAGAATATTATATGGTAAGACGATTAAAAAAAGTAACTAAACAATTAAAAAAAGCTTCTAAGCTTCATGCAAATCAAGCGAAGATAGTTGCAAACTATGTAAAAAAGAATGAGAAAAAGAAAAGACCCAAAAAAGGGAACAGGAAAAAAACCTAAAGGTTCTGGTCGTAGATTATATACCGACGAGAATCCTAAAGATACAGTAAGTATTAAGTATGCTACTGTAGCAGATGCAAAAAAAACAATAGCAAAGGTTAAAAAAATTAAAAAACCATATGCTAGAAAGATACAGATATTAACGGTGTTAGAACAAAGAGCAAAAGTACAAGGTAAAAACGAACAAGCTAAATTAGCTAAACAAGCTAAACAACAATTAAAAAGGGCTAGAGGATAATGGCAACATCAGGAACATATAATTTTAATTTAGATATTGATGAAATTATTCAAGAAGCTACTGAGATGATTGGTGGTGAAGAAACTCTTGGACATGAACCTGCTTCAGCTAGACGTTCAATTAATTTAATGTTGAATGATTGGCAAAATCGTGGTATACTATTATGGAGTACATTTACAACTGCAGTAACAGTAGTTGCAAGTACAAATACAGTTTCATTAGCTGACTCAGTTAGTGATGCTTTAGTAGTTACCGTTCAAACTAGTGCAGGTGGAGCTGAAACACAATTAACAAGAATATCATTTGAGGAGTTCAACGTGCTACCAAATAAATTTCAAACAGGTCGAGCTACTCAATATGCAATAAAAAGAAACTTATCTAATCCAACTCTATTCTTATATCCAACTCCAAATAATTCTACAGACATTTTAAATATTGAAGCTATTCGACAAGTTGAAGATGTTAATAAATCAGCAGGACAAAATGCAGATGCTCCTGTTAGATTTTTACCTTGTTTAACAGCAGGATTAGCTTACTATTTATCAATGAAAAGAACAGGAGTTGCTGAAACAAGAATTAATATGTTAAAAACAAATTACGAAGAAATATTAGTTAGAGCTATGGAAGAAGATAAAGAGAGAGCAAGTATTTATTTTAAACCTAAACTAAGGACAGTATAGTGGCTTCTAATCGAAGAGCAAAAGCAATGTGTGATTCATGTTCATTTGTATATGACAAAAGAGTTATGCGTTTAAATAGTTATAATTTATTAATATGTCCTGAATGTTTTGAAGGTCAGTATGATTTAAAAAATCATCCACAAAATAAAAGTCCAGATGTAAGAGAAGATATTGTTATTAGAAATGCAAGACCTGATACAACAGGTCGAAACTTAACCTGGGAACAAGCTAATTTTATTTGGGATGATACTAAAGTAAGATTTTGGAGTAACGTATGAGTTCATTTGATGGTAAATTAGTTTCACAAACGTATAAACAAATCCTTAAAATGGCAATCTCTGCCAATGAAGGAGTTAGTGCAAGTTTAATAAATGTACAAACAGGTGATGGAGTTAATACTGCATTACAAGTTGCAACAGGAAAAGTTCAAGTTGCAGGAACATTTGGAGTCGGAAGTGATGTTTCTGTTTCAGGAGACATACAAATTTTAGGTAAAGTTTGTGCTTCAACTTATTTTGGAGACGGAACAAACTTAACAGGAGTTACAGCTACAATAGAAGGTAATATATCTGTATCAAATATTGTAGCAGGAGGAACATTAAATGTAGCAGGAACTACAACATTAACAGGTGCTGTTATGGTATCTGGTGGTTCTATAGACATTAAGAATACAGGGTCACAATCTAATATTAAATTATACTGTGAATCTTCTAATGCTCATTATGCAGCTTTACAATCTCCTCCACATTCGTCATTTAGTGGTAATTTAACAATAACACTACCAACAAGTTCAGCAACATTAGTTGGTACATCTACTACAGATACCTTAACGAATAAAACATTTGGAGATGCAGTAACTTTTGATGACGATGTTTCGGTATCAGGAAATACACATTTAGGTGGTACGGTAACTATAGGAGGTGCTGCACAACTTGGTTCAACATTATCAGTAACAGGAGCTACACATTTAAAAAACACAGTAAGTGTTGGAGGAGATGCTACATTTGCAGAGAAAGTTTGTGCATCTGCATTTTATGGTGATGGTACAAATATTACAGGTATACCTATTACAGGTAATATATCAGTTTCAAATGCTAAGATAGGAGGAACATTATCTGTAAGTGGAGCTACACATTTAAATAGTACATTAAGTGTTACAGGCAATACTGGTATTGCAGGAACAGTTTCTGTTGTTGGAGCTGCAACATTTGAAAGTGATGTATCCGTATCAGGAGATATCAATGTTGGAGGACATGTAACGATTGCAGGAGCTGTATCATTAGGTAGTACACTTGATGTTACAGGGAATGTATCAATAGGTGGTACATCTAATATAACTGGTAAAGCAGAATTTGAGGGAGATGTATCTGTATCAGGTGGTTTAGTTGTTGGAGGAACCGTTACTATCTCAGGAGCTAATGTACAAGCATCTAATGCTAAAGTCTGTGCTTCAGCTTTTCATGGAGACGGTGCTAATCTTACAAATGTACCTGTAGATATTACAGGTAATATATCTGTTAATAATGCTACTGTAGGTGGTAATCTTTATGTTGGTGGTACTACTACAATCGTAAGTAATCTTTCTGTAGGAGGTACAGCTAGTATTGGTGGAGCTGTTAATCTTTTATCTACTGTAACAGTTTCTGGAGCTGCAGGATTTTTGACAACAGCTAGAGTTTCTGGTAATACAACTATAGGTGGAACTTTAGATGTAGCAGGAAATACTTCAATAGGTGGTACATCAAATATTACAGGTAAAGCTGAGTTTGAAGGAGATGTTTCCGTATCAGGAGATATGAATATTGGAGGTCATACAACTAT